GCAAAAGCTTGTGCTGATGCTACTTCAGACGAAATGAAATCTATGTGGTATAATAAGATGATGAATTTAGCAAATGAATATAATATGAAAGATTATGTAATGAGGAGATTAGTACACTAATGAATATATTTTATGTTGATAAGGATCCAGTAAAAGCTGCTAAAATGCTTTTAGATAAACATGTGGTTAAAATGATACTTGAGTCTGCTCAAATGTTGTGTACTGCTAAACGTGTGCTTGATGGTACAGAATATATGGCAAAAACAAAGAATGGTAGAAATATTAAAAGATGGCGACTTGGTAATTCTAACGAAGAAGCAATTATCTACAAAGCAGGTTGGTTAAATCATCCATCTACACAATGGGTATTACAATCAGCATACAATTACATATGGTTATATAAACATATGATGGCACTTAACGAAGAATATAAGTTAAGATACAATCATACAAAAGACCATTTAACTATTCAAAAACTTGGCGACATACTTAAACACCCACCTGAAAACGCTAAAGTTGACGTGATTGGTACAGACGCTACACCAGCAATGCCAGATGAATGTAAAATACCAGGTGACGTAGTTGCGTCTTATCGTAAATACTATATAATGAAAAAACAAGCATTTGCTACATGGAAATCACCTGCTAAAATGCCAGAGTGGTTTGCTGAAGGAATTAAAAATGAACAAAAAAAACAAAATAGAACAGCCTAAAATTTATGAAAGAAATCCTAATACAGGAGTTATACGTTGGAGATATATAGGAGAGTCACCTGACAAATTTGGTTGGCCAAACTACGGTAGGATTTTAAATGTTAAAAGAAAAAATAGTACAAAAAGGTGATGACCTTAAAATGTTGCAAGGCCACGATAGACTTGCATATCTTATTGACATAGCAAAAGATGTACCATCATTACCAAATGAAGTAAAAACTGAAGAAAATAGAATACGTGGTTGTGCTAGTAACTTGTGGTTAATAGGTGGAACAAAAGAAGATAATACAATGATATATAAAATAGATGCTGATGCCTTTATAACAAAAGGTACAGCTAAACTAGTAACTGATCTTGTTAACAATTGTTCTAAAGATGAAGTTGCTGGTTTAACAATTGAAGATTTTTTACCTTTAGGTATAAAAGAATTATTAACAATGCAAAGACAAAATGGACTAGGTAGTCTAATACAAAGGATAGTAGAAATAGCAAATACTAAATAATAATATGAGTAAAATAGAAGAATTTATACAATTAAATATTAACTTTTTGAATGATATTCAATCTTATCATTGGCAAACAAAGTCATATTCTGAACATGAAAGCTTAGGTGAGTACTATATTAAATTTAATAAAATGCTTGACGAGTTTGTTGAAACACATCAAGGTAAAACTGGTAGAAGAATTAAATTTAGTGCTGAATTAAGACCAGGCATTTTAAATTATGCTGATGTTCAAATAGTAAAAGCTGAAGTAAAAAAACAAGCAGATAGAATTAACGAACTATCAAACAATAAAGAAGTTGTTGCTCAAATAGACTTGCAAAGTATATTAGAAGATATGCTTTTAGCAACTAATCAGTTACTATATCACCTATCATTAAATTAATGCCACTTTATACATTTGAAAATAAAAAAACTGGTAAAGAGTTTACCGAGATGATGACTATTTCTGAAATGGAAAATTATCTTTTAAAAAATAAACACATCAGACAGATTATAAATTCAGTAAATATTGTTGCAGGTGTAAGTGGTGCTAGTTATAGAACAGATAGTGGTTGGAAAGAAACATTATCAAAAGTAGCAGAAGCACACCCAATGAGTGCTTTAGCAAATGAAATGGGAACAAAGTCAACAAAACAAATCAAAACAGAGCAAGTTATGAAAAAACACAAGGCTAGACAAAGTGCAAAATCTAAATAATATAGGGGTGCAGAGCGAGCAACTGAAAAACAACGGTCGTATACCAGAGTCTAATAAGTCAATCCGCTCATTGCACCTACCTAAACAAGGAGAAAACTAATGGCAGACATACCTGATTTTATGAGGGAGTTTGATACCGATGTAGATTATGGTTTTACTCCTGTATCAAAGAAACCAGTTGAAGACACACCAGCAATAGATCCGAAGGTTGTAGAAGACTCTAATTTAGAGATTGCAAAAGTTAAAGCAGACGTAGGCGATATAAAGTCTATGATGAATGAAATTATGCAAATTGTAGCAGAGAAAGATTCTGTTAATAAAGAGATACAGGACGCTGACGTATCAGCGAGATTTAAAGAGATTGAAAAGACTATACTACCGTTTTTGTATAATCTTTCAAAAACCAACGAACCTTATATACATTGGCCTAATAGAGGACCAATTATTAAGGCACAGATGGATAAAATACTAAAACTTACAAGGGGATAATATGTTAGAAGTAAAAGCTCATCACAAAGAATTAAAACGAGCGGTGAATGAAATTGAAGATAAAAGAAAACAAGACAGATCAACTAAATTATGGTACGATATAAGAACCTTAAAGAAAATAAAACTTATAGCAAAGGATAAATTAAATGCAACTAAGCAAAAACTTTTCGCTTAAAGAACTAACTGCTTCTCAAACAGCAGATAGATATGGTATTAGTAATAATCCAAGCGAAGATCATATGGATAATTTAAAAAAACTATGTGATAATGTTCTACAAAAAGTAAGAGATCACTATGGCAAGGTAGTATCAGTATCTAGTGGGTACAGATCACCAGAGTTATGTGTGAAAATAGGATCATCAATGAAATCACAGCATGCCAAAGGGCAAGCTGCGGACTTTGAAATCTTTGGCATTGCGAATGCTGATCTAGCAAAATATATTATTGATAGTTTAGATTTTGACCAATTGATATTAGAATTTCACAATCCAGAAGAACCTAATAGCGGTTGGATTCATTGTTCGTATAAGAATGCTGAAGACAACAGAAAACAAGTATTAAGAGCGTACAGAAATGATGATGGTAAGACGGTATATGAACCGTACAATCCCAGCTGAGCGTTTGAACGTCTTAATAATGATAAAAAACTAGAGCAAGACAAGATCATAGACTTGTATATGCAAAAAGGTATATAATGAATACTCTTATATTATTAATAGATTTTGAGGGTTTTAATAAATTACAAGATCAGAATTATCTAAACAAAAGATATGTTGCTTTGATGAACATATTAAATCAAAGAAACATAAACAGAGATAAATGTATTGTAGTATTCAACCACGTTAATATTAAAACCTCTTCAGAAAAATTAAAAAATCAATGGGGAAAAATACGTGATCCTCAATTAAAACAGTTATGTCATTATGCTGAGAACGAAAAGTGGAATGTATATGACTTGACAAAAGAAACTGAATATGGTTTTAAAGATATAGATATTGAAACTTTTTTACAAATAGTGAAAGAAAAAAGACCACAATTTAAAATTGATGCTTTAGAAACTAGAATAATAATAGGTGGTACAGAAACATCAGGCTGTGTTTTAGATAACAAGAAAATAGGTGCTTTACATTGGACAAAAAGAGGTTACGATACTACAATATATTTACCATTATGTAGTGAATATTCTTCTTATGGTAATGATTGGAATGATAAACAAAAAAGTGGTTTTGCCACTTTCTGGAATACAATAAGGAAAACAGAGCCTAAAGATTATAAAACTTTAGAAATTAAGAACAATCCACTTGCTTTATATAACAAATTGCCTTATAGTTATGAAAAAATCAAACCATTATAGGCTTGACAATATTGACAAAAAGTGATATAATGATTATATAAATTATACGGAAAGGTATATTATGTTTAAACATGTTAAATTGAATGAAGAAGTATTGCCTAAAAGTTTAGGTGTGAAAGGTAAAAATCAAAATGGTATAAGATATTATACTATTGATGGTGTTAATATGCCTTCCGTTACATCAATACTAGGACAAATACCCGAAAAACAAGCAGGTCTACAGGCATGGCGAAATGCAGTTGGTGAGAAAATGGCTAACTACATATCAACGTCTGCTGTTAATAGAGGTAAAACTACCCACACTTTAATTGAAAACCATTTAAAGAACGAAGACGAGAAGTCAGTAGGTATAACTGCTGTTACACCACTAGGTCTTTTTAGAATTATTAAACCATATCTTGCTAGAATAGATAACATACATTGCCTAGAAGAATACCTATACTCAAAAGAAATAAGTGTTGCAGGTCAGGTAGATTGTATTGCTGAGTATAGGGGTAAACTATCAGTTATTGATTTTAAGACCTCCACAAAGAAAAGGGATGCCAATTACAATTATGCTAACTTTTTACAATGTTCGGCATATGCAAAAATGTATGAAGAGCTATATCCAAATCACAAAATAGAACAAACTGTTATATTAGCCACATGTGAAGATGGTTTTGTACAAGAATGGATACATACCGAAGATAAAATCAAAGAACACCAAGAGTTGTTTTACAAACACACTAAAGACTTTTTTGACAGAAATAATATAAATAGTTAATAAAGAGTCAATAGTCGAATTAATCAAAAAGGTGATTTAATATATCCTACTTGCGACCATAACAGCTAAAGGGAAATATGAAAAAGATTTTAATAGTTTTAAGTATATTATTTTCAACTGTAGTTTATGCCG